ATATTTATTAACCATCTTCAATTTGTACATTTCTGCTATATGTTGTAATAACATAAACGGTTCACCCCATGCACTTTCAAACCATACATTAAGTGTTGTATCATTTGCTCTGTCAATAACAGTTTCATAATCTCCCCATTTAGTACCCCAATTAAGATACTGCCAGTCATTAGAGTTATCACATTTATATTTTTCTCTAAGTTCATCAAGTACCATATCCATTACTGGTCTACGTGTACCATCTTCATCTTCATACCAGTTACTATATCTAACATCATCGATAGTTATAGAACCACTGTGTATACCTACAAATTCAGTTGGGGTAGGCATTGTATTTGTTAATGATATTGTATCATCGTCATTTGTAATATCTTTTATTAGTTTATCAAGAGCATCTTTATCACCCTCAATTACTACATTATTTTGACACCAATTAGGCATTATTCCTCCTCTATATATTCTGGATAGCATGGTTCGCAATAGTGTTGATTGTTAATTAATCCACCACCGTTATGTGTATGTGAATATCTACCACAACCTTCGCATAATAACCAACCACCCATTATTCTTCTTCGTCTATTGTTTCTTTATTTATTTGATATAAGAATGCCTCAAGTATCATTGCACTATGTGTACGTAAATCATCTCGTACTCTATCATTCTTACTCCAGTTAAGTAAGTCTCTTATTAACCATGAGATTATTCTCGTTAACTGTTTGTTGTTTAATAGTTGTAATTTTTCTATAGCTTTGTCCATAGTATTCCTTTCATATGTTATGTGTATTGTATGCAGATGCACGCAAGACAAATGTAAAGCGTGCAGATGCACATAGTATTTAATTAAAAGGGTGAGTCATTAAATATGTACTCACTTCTAACTAGATTAAGTACATTTAAATCATCATTTATTTTTTCATCAACCATACCTTCATGATATGACGTTACTGCGTCAATTATCATTTGGTTTAGCGTCTGTGTTTGTGATGCATTTAGTATCGGTTTAATAACGTCAACTGCTTGCTTTAGTTCTACTATATTTTCCATAGTTTCCTTTCATAGTTATCTTTAGTATACATACACGCCTGACATATCAAGCGTGTATATAATATTTATCTTGAGCAATTACATTTATGATTATGTATTTTGTTTATACAATAACTCATCTAAATGCCAATCGCATTTGTGTTAACTTGCTTAACGGTCTACGAGATACTTCCCATAAATCCTCGCCTTGCATATATGCTTGGTTCGCACAGTCAACGTAGTGAATGTTTAGTGGGTATCTAATTAACTCACCGTCACTATCTTTTTTCGTACCGGGTTTCCAATACGCGTCTTTGTGAAAGACAATAGGGTACGTACATACTCTACATATTTTCTTAGTTTTAAATTTAGTCATAACTTAATTCCTTTCTACTGACTAATTACTTCGCTATAAATAGCTTGTAACACATAGTTTGTTTGCAAGTGTGGATTTTCAACCACAAGCTGTTTGTACTTGCATTCTTCTATCTTTTCCAGATAGCATTTATGTGCTACAAGCTATCTACTTATAGTTAGAACATATGTTCTATAGTACCTACCAAAGGGGATGATAGGTACTAACAACATACTGTTTAGTATGCGGCTTCTTCAGCCATAACTTCTACAGCAACTTCCTCCTGAACATCTTCGGATATTTCCTTGATGTTACTTGGATGAGTTGGACTGGATTTACTTAACTCCCAGAATGCTTTCTTAGAAACATGTGTAGGAACATTTTTATATTCCTTAGTTTCTTTATCATATACTGGTGTCCAGACTAAGTCACTCCATTGAGTAATAGTCTCTCCTGTTATTGCGCACACTCTAGGTGTATCCATTAGATTTGCCATAGTATAATCTCCTTTCTTAATCTATTTTTAATTGATTATTTATAGCTGACATACATATATTTTATATATATATCTAAAAGTCTGTCCGACTCTCCTGAGTCGGAAGGACAGACTTTAAGATATGTATAAGATTAATGAATATCTCCATAACGTACCTGTCCAGCATCAGCTGCTACAAGGTCGTTACAATCAAGGCATATGTTATAAGCATTGGTGTATTCTCTATCACCACATAGTTGACATATATTATCTTCATTCATTATAGTTCCTTTCTTCGAGACGTTCTCGACTACTTTGTAGTCGGGAGAGAACGTATCATAGTTTATATATTGTATAGGAAATCATTAAGCAGTAAGGGAACTTAAATAGACTACATACTGTTTTATTTAACTGTATATACTAAGTATCTTACCTGACTTCCAGAGGTCTGGAAGGTAAGATACAGTATATAGAAAATTTAGTAGGTTAATTCTTTTATTGGTCATAGGATAGTCTTTGACTACCATATGTTAACCTGACCTGTCTGTATATTATACGTATGTCTAGAAATATATGCTGGTAATTCTTTATAGAAACCCCAGTAAGTACGGGCGTTAGCGGGCATTAGGGGTAGATGTTTGACTTAACAACTTCTAGTGTCCTTGGGTACTGCCTTTGTCTTTCTAGTGTACTGTCTTGCCAGTCAGCAGCTTTCCGCATCCCGATTGCAACTTCACCTGTAACAAAATACTTGTGTTAAGTGTTTGTAATAAACAGGACTATACCATATAATTCTCACTATACAAACATCTAAAGAAAGATAGTTAAATGTCAGTAAATGTAATCTGCATAGCAGAGGGTTGTAGGAAAAAATTAACAGGTAAACAGCGCAAATTTCACTCCTCTACCTGCCAAAAAAGACAGTTTGCTAGAGACAAAAGACACAATACAAAAGCTGACATAAAACCTATTAATGTAGAACGTAAATCAGACGAAGGTGACTATGCTAGTGTTAGAAGAGGTCAGTATTACCGAGCTTTCGTAAGTGAGGGAATAGCTGACCAGGTTGCAACAGGCGACATGACGGTAGCTGACGCGGCTTCCCTCCTTGGTTGCACTTCAGCTACTGTTAGTCGCATGCTCGCTGCCTACAAGATAGACAGTAGAAACTCTATAGCTGCAGAAGATTGGGAGTTATCAGAGGATGCAAAGAATGCATTAGAAAATTTTGCTACCTTCCGACAAAAATACTTCCGAACCGAACTAGGTAAGCAGTATGACACCGCGCCTTTTCATACTAACTGGATAAATAACATTATAGATAGTATAGAAAACGGTAAAGAACTCTTAATATTAAGCCCCCCTAGACATGGAAAAACAGAACTGTTAATACATTTTGCTGTGTACCAGATATGTAAGAATCCAAACACACGTATCATGTGGGTAGGTGGAAACGAAGATATAGCTAAAAATGCCCTTAGCGCAGTCCTAGACGTGCTTGACACGAACGAAGAGCTAAGAGAGGCATATTGTATGCCAGGTACATCTTTTAAGCCAGATAACCGCTCTGGTAAGAACTGGTCACAGAATCAGTTTACTGTAGGTACTCGTACTGTTGCAGGTATTAAGTCACCAACAATGGTAGCTGTAGGTAAAGGTGGAAAGATTCTATCACGTGACTGTGATATTATTATTGCTGATGACATTGAGGACCACCAAACTACACAACAACCTGGTGCAAGAGAAAGTACTAGACAATGGTGGACTACTACCCTATCAAGTCGTAAAGAGGAACACACAGCTGTAATTGTTATTGGGTCTAGACAACACCCTGATGATTTATATAATCATTTACTCGAATCAGATAACTTTACAACCATAGTAGAAACAGCACATGCTATAGATTGTCAGATACCAGAGCATTTAGAAGAGGACCATATTGAATGTATGTTGTGGTCTAACAAACGTTCTTTTAAATGGTTAATGTCTAGGTTACATTCTGCTGAATCTACTGGTGGTAGACAGACATTCGAGATGGTGTACTATAACCAAGCTTATGTAGAAGGTACACAGATATTTACTATGAACATAATTGACCAGTGTATGCGTGCAGATATGGTTATGGGACAAAAATATAATAACTTGTATTTAGTAGCAGGACTTGACCCTGCATCATCTGGTTACCAAGCATGTGTGTTATGGGGAATAGACCAATACAGAGCTGAGTTATATTTAATAGATTTAGAAAATAGACGTGGTGGGGGAGTGAGAGCTGCTTTAGACCAAATGGCTGACTGGTTACATAAATACGATTGCAGACATTGGATAATAGAAGAAAATGGTTTTCAATCTGCAATACGACAAGATGCAGGTATAAAAGAATTTACACTACGTAGTGGTATTACTATACAAGGACACCTAACAGGTAAAAACAAACATGACCCATTATATGGTGTAGGTGCAATGGCAGATTTATTTGAAAATAGAAAAATACATCTACCTATTGGAGATGGAGAATCTAATGCAAAGGTACAGAAATATCGACAACAACTGTTATACTTTGATGGAAAACCTGTTTCTAAGCGAAACAAGGAAAAAACTGATATAGTTATGGCTAGTTGGTTTCCGATGAAGGTTTTCAGACGTATGCAAAAAGAGCATGCTGCTGACATAGGATTGGATTACAATCCTAGTTATGGAGAATACAAAATGACAGATATGAATGACGCACCATGGGGATAGAAAACTTAGACATTAAATCTTATAAAGAGATTGTTAGAAATGCTTCTGAGTTAACTTCAGGAAAATTAGTACAAGAACGACAAATTTCTAAAGCTAGAATAAAAGCTATTTTAAATGGTGGTGCAGATGGCATTAAAGCATTACTAGGTAACACAATGGAAACCTCTGATGCTGATTTACTACCAGCTCCTAACATGTTGCAATCTGGTATTGACCGACTTGCACAAAAGATTTCAGGTATACCTCAAGTACGAGTAGATGTACCTAACGATAATGATTCAACTAGAAGTAAAATGCGTGCAGACAAACTAGAACGTATTGTTACTAACTATGATGATAAACAAAACCTTAACTTACAATTAGCACAAGCATCTAGGTGGCTACCTGGATATGGTTTCTGTGCTTGGGTAATAACAACTAAAAGAGATACTAATGGATTTATATATCCATCAGCAGAACTAAGAGACCCTTATGATACTTTCCCAGGAAACTTTGGACCTGACCAACAACCAAGAGAAATGGCTGTAGTAAGACGTGTACCTAGATACAAACTTGCACAGATTTATCCAGAGTTTGCTAATGAGATATTAAAAGTAGATGAAGATGAAACTAAAGATAATAATTATTCTGAAACAGCTACTCCTTTTATGTCTTATGAAAATAACAGAGAACAAGGTTGGGAAGACAATACTTACTCTGGTGTAAGGATTATTGAATATTATGACATGGGTGGTACTTATGTAGTATTCCCAGAACGTAATATGATTTTAGACTTTATACCTAACGTATTATCAACACCACCGTTTGTGTTTATGAAACGAATATCTTTTGACCATCTCAAAGGACAATATGACCATGTCATAGGTCTTATGGGTATGATGGCAAAAATAAATATTATGTCTTCAATAGCCATGGAAGATGCAGTATTTACAGAAACTAATATATCTGGAGAAATAGAATCAGGACAATATAGAAAAGGTAGATTTGCTGTTAACTATTTAGCTCCAGGTACACAAGTTTCTAAACCAATGAACAATATGCCGTATCAGTTGTTCCAACAAGTAGATAGATTGGAACGACAGTTACGTATGGTAGGTGGCTACCCAGTTACTGATGATTCACAATCACCTAACTCTTTTGTTACTGGTGCAGGATTATCAGAACTAAACTCCACTATGTCATTAATGATTAATGAGTATAGAGAAATTGTTAAACAAGCATTACAAGACATGGACTCTAAGAGATTAGAGCTAGATGTAGTCTTATCTTACTCACAAGGTATAAGTAAAAAACCTATGGCAGGTTTTCTTAAAGGTTCTGCATTTAGCGAGAACTATAAACCATTAGCTGATATTGCTGGAGACTATAACACAAGACGTATCTACGGAGTTATGGCTGGATTTGATGAGCCACAAAAAATTGTAACTGGTTTGCAATTACTACAAGCAGGTGTTATAGACGTAGAAACTTTACAAGATAATATTGATGGTTTAGAAAACATAGCTAAAGTACAGGAACGTATTAGAAAAAATAAAGCAGAAAGTGTTTTGTTTGATTCTATATTAGCTAGGTCATCACAAGGTGACCCTGCAGCAACAATGGCAGCTATTGCTATTTATGAGTATCCAAACGAAGTAACTGAGATTATGAAACAGTTTTATACTCCTGAAGAGCCGCAGATGACTCCTGAACAAGAAGCTTTAATACAACAACAGATGGCACAAGCGATGGGAGGACAAGGTGGACCGCCAACAATGGCACAAGCATTTGGAATGTAATATGGAAGAATTTGTAGAAGCAGAGTTTTGGGATATGGTTTATAACGAATATGGTGTTATGGACGAAATGGATATATTATCTGAAAACATAACTGAAATCATAACACCACAAAAAGGCATAATTATATTAATAACTAAGGATTTTCATAATGGCAAAGAATCGAACTAGCGGTAGAGGTGGTTACAGACAACCTACTGAACCTGCTCCAGTAGCTACACCTGACAGAAATAGAACTGATGGTGGTGCAGGTAGTAAAACACAACCTTTAAGAAGAATGCCTGATGTTGCATATGGAAAACAACAAGATTTAATGCAACAACAACAGATTGCACCTTTACCTGTAGCTAATCAAGTAGTAGCACCTAATATTTTTGCTCCTACTGAACGACCTGGAGAACCAGGAACACAAGGTGTACCAATAGGTCCAGGTACAGGTCCAATAAAAATACAAGACAACACAGATACAATTTTACAAGCTATATACGAAGTTAATCCATCACCTGTTATATTAGAAATAATTAATAATAGGCAGGGTTAATGGGTTTCATTCTATATGACCGTAATGAATATTACGATATACTGCGTGGTGCAAATCAAGATTCATTACAATCAGGTCAATACAAATCAGCTTTAACAGACAACAATCAAATAATTAAAGATATGGAAATTTATGCAGAAAGATTTCCAGAATTACCTGCTGACGTATCTGCAGGACTAGCTATTGCTGGTGTTCCACCAGATTATGCAGCTGTAAAAGAAATCGCACAAGATATTAGTAACAACAAAGTTGTAGCTACAGCAGGATTATGGAACGAGTTACAACAAAAATATAGATATGAGCATACTGAAAACAATATGAAAATGTCTATTGGTGATTTGTTAACAGGTGGTTTAATGCCAGGTGGAGCTAAACCAGGTGATGTCCAATACGGTGTATGGGCATTTGCTGCTTTAGATGCATTATTTCAAACTGTAGGTCCTTCTGGTAAATGGTCAGTGTTATCTTCTGTAGTTAATGCTGTAACACCAGGACAACCTATGGTAGTAGGTAGGTCACAAGCATACCTAAGAGATTTAAAACAATACGATAATTTACTTAAAAAAGGTTATACACCACAAAAAGCACAAAGTATGTTGCAAATAGACCTAAGTCAAACTTCTGTAGAGAATTTAGGTAAAGAAGGTGAGGGTATAGATAATATAAAGAAACACATAGATATGTTACAAGAAGCTCACAATATGGGTGGCGAACCAATATTAGCTAACATGTGGAGAAATGTAGTACAAGGTAAACCACTTAACTTTGATAGAGCTACATTAATATCTATGGAATCTGTTAAAGCAGAAAATACACCTTATTACAAAGATTTAACAGAAAACTATGGTATGACACCAGAAAGTGCTAGAGCTTTTATATATGAAAATATTGGTGAGCCATTAAAAGAATTTGATGAAAATGGTGAAATAAATTATACATCTGCATATAACCCTAACAAAGTTAACTTTTACGCAGGTAGACGTAAACAAAAGTATTTTTGGGCTGGACAAGATGAACAAGATTTTTATAGACCTGAATGGGCAAACAAAGATATATTGCTTGAATACTCACCAGGTAAAATAACTGCATCAGAATTTTATGAGCCAGGCTCTAAAGCGTTTGATTTGTTATCTGGTGGTCTTGATGCTTTCTATCAGATAGGTCCTGAAGTATTTGCAGGTAAAGGTATCAGAGGTGTAAAAAATTTAAATAAAGGTTTAC